TCTACTCATTTTTTTATCTCCTTTTTTAATTAATGCTCTAGGTTTTTACTGGTCAATTTCCGGTAAAAATTCTCCGGTGTATTATATGTTTTCCTTGTTTCTGATATTATAATACACCTAAAACGGTGTAATGTCAATATTTTTTTACATTATTTTTAAAGTATTTATTTTTTCTCATTTTCTACATATTTAATAATGTTTCCCGGCTGCATATCCAGTATATCGCATATCTTTTCGAGTGTTTTAATCCCTACCATTTCGCCTTTTCGCAATGATTGGATTGCGCTTTCTCCCACGATCTGCTCTTTTCTTAGCCGTGTCGTGTTATATCCGCATTCTTTCAGCGTTTCTAATACGTCAATTTTATAAGTAAGCATCTGCACACCTCTCTTTCGTATTTATTATATACCTGAGACATTTTTATTTCAATTAATTTTACACCAAAAAAATACACAATTATCGCTGATATTTTTGCACTTATTTTGGTGTATTTACATATTGATATTACACTTTTATGCGTGGCTGTCCATTGCTTTCTTCTTCGTACAATCTCCGGCTGTTGAGCATCCTCAGTGCCATTTTCTTTTTTCTGTAAAAATGCGTGCGAGAAATCGGCATAATCCCATAGCGTGCTTCCATTTTGTCATATGAGATATTATTTAAAATTGATTCTGCTATTTTATCGCCCAGGTAATTGTCTATGCATGTGCATATCTCTATCGTTTCCTCTCTGCTCATTTTAAAAACCTCCCCATGCGTGGCGCCTAAGTTTCTTACAACATTATACCATATATCAGTTCATAAAAACACAACATATTATCGTATTCATGCAACATTATTGTATTTTTTTACCGGCATATTTCAGCCGGCAAAAATCTCAATATTCAGTTTTTATCGCATTCCCGGAATAAGTCAGCGTCTATATATTTCCATCCACCATCATAGATCATGAAATATGTATAATGCTGTGTTCTGACAATGTCATATACCGTAAACTTCTTATTGTCACTGTTTCTGATTACCTCAAACGTAATTCCACCTCTTCGCTCATTTTCTCTCATCCGCTCTCTGTCTGTCTTAATTTCCTCACAATAGCAGCAACCTGCACAGTCACCATCGCAGTCCGCAGTTGAAATGTCATCTTCCTCCATATCTTTACGCCACATTTTCATACAATTACAGAATCTCATTGTTTTTACCTCCGTTAAAGTTCGGTTAGACCACCTTGCATCCACATTTATCTCCTGCAAGAACATATTTACCGTGGTTTTCTATGTTCACATCGCAGTTCTTATACTCTCCGTAAATGCTTCTCTTGCAATCCGTACAATATACCGCCTGTTTAACTTCCTTACGGCATTTTTCAGACAGATTTTTTACACTTTTCAAATCTTCGTCTGTCATTTCTCTGATTTTCTCAACAGATGTGATTCCTGCTCTTAATAATGTGTTATATGTTCTAACTGATAAATTTAAATCATCAATTTTCATAGTTTTTACCTCCGTTAAAGTTCAGTTTAATTTATCATTGGCAATAAAGGCGGCATTTCTCCAGTCTTGTATGCAGTTTCAATTTGCGGTGCCATAAATTCACCAACGGTTTTTCCATCTGGAAGTACAATGTCATAAAAAAACTCACGTTCAATGGTGCTGATACCGCTGTCTACAGCTTCCAGCTTTGCCTTAATAATCAGATATAGTGCCCTCCATCTGCTACGGCAAGCCTGTTCCCATGCCTCATATGCTTGTTTTTCTGATCTTTTGGTTCGGCGCTCTGGTGTAAACCAGAATTTTTGTTCCTGTTTATCTGGCAATGGTAACACAAATCGTATCTGTCTATTTGCAAGAGAAAATCCTATTACTGCCATATTCTCCTTATATCCAGATACGAACTGCCCTGCACCTGCTTTTTGAATCAAATCTTCGATGTCAGCTTTCGTTTTCGAAACTGATACCGATGTTTTTTCTGCATATGCCATAATTATCCTCCATTAATTTCTAATTTAACTGACCTTTAATTCCCACTTTCAAATTCTTCAAGTGCTTTGTAATACTCACTTCCCTTAATTTCTGTGAACCCATCACTCTCTGGTGTTATTCCATCCTTTTTAGTTTTAACATTCAGATAGCATTTTCCGTCATGTTCAAATCTGGTAACTGAATAACCGCCGTAACGCAATTCCTTAAAATAATCTCCTTCTCTAACTGAATGATTATTAATTATGATTTTTCTCTCAATGCATAATTCTTGAAACTCTTTTAATGTCTTGCTGTTTGCTCTGAAACTACGCATCATCACATCGGAATCACAGAATATATTGACAGGTTTTAATAATTCCTTACCGAACTTTGCATTATTTTCTTCACAATCCTCAACGTAAAGACGAATACTGTGTTTTTCGAAATCTTCGAATGGTCTATTGCAAAATCCATTTCCGCCGATATGATATGCGTGTCCTGCAATTCCTTTTTCGTCAAAAAATTCATTTATCAATTTTCGTCTTTCTTCGTCATGGACGTTGTAATCTTTAATTTCATTTAAAAAATCTTCATTCGTAACAATATAGAATTTTTCCATGTTTTTTCTCCTTTAAAACAAACTCATTTGTTGCTCGTCATAAATATATCTTTTTCTTTCTGGCATCTCTCGCTGGCAAAATATACGCTTGACTCTTTCTTTCTGTTTGAGATTTGCCATATAATAATTATCAACCTCCGGCGGAACTGACAAATAGTATTCTACCGGCAACGGTAACTGATTCTCGGTACAGATTTCTGCGATCAGACGTTGATAATAAATGATATGATTCCGCGTCAGGTTCATGTTGACCCCGTCTGGCCAGAACGGATCATTACATCCGCTCTGGTTTATTTCTTTCCATTGGCTTATTTCTTTTCGAATCTCGCCGCAATACTGTTTTACTTTCTGCTCTGGGCTATCTTTCATGGCATCACCTCCGGGAAGTCCGCTGCGAACGACAGTTGTACATCAGCGTAATTCAACCACAAAACTTCTTCCCTTTTTACTCCCGCTTCCGCCAATGTATCCTTTTTTATTTTTCTCCATCCCTCAAGTATGGAATTATACAGATCATTTTCATATCCGCTTATCATCACTGGTCCCGGATGATCCGCCAACGCTTTTAACATTTCAAGATGATCCGCATCTGTCATCTCATACTTGTACAAATACTTTTTTCTGGTACTGTGTAAATACGGCGGATCTGCATATATAAAAACATCTGATGTGTTATAGCGTTTGATAAGCTCTATCGCCGGGAGATTCTCTATTTGAACCCCTTTCAACCGCTTTGATGCCTGAGTAATGACATCCGGATATTCCCCCCATGCTTTTGCTGGATTGGGGCTATTTGTCTACTGACCGCTTTTGAATCCATTATGGTACAGGTTTGCGCAGCCAAACCCTTGCCAACATCTGACACAAAACCTCCTTGCCCTCTCAACATCTACATCGGATTCCTGATAAGCTAAGTCATACTCTGCTCTGCTGTATGGAGTAAGTTCTATCAGCCGTTTCAATTCATCCGGATCATCCCTTAAAACGCGGAAGAAATTCACCACTTCACCATGCAAATCATTTACTGTCTCTATGTGGCACCGTGGTTTGTTAAACAATACCGCCAAACTCCCTGCGTATGGCTCCAAATACACCGTATGCTTCGGCATGTTATTTACTATCCAATTTGCTATTCGGGATTTTGCCCCCGGATATTTCAATACCTGTTTCATTTTTCCGCAGGAACCGGGTACCCTTTATGCGCGCTGGTTCGGCTCCTTTCTTCTATTTACTAACACGGTCCGCCTTCTGCCCCATGAAAAGCTCCGGCTGGATACTTCCATTCGTCTTTTACATACACGTCATCCACAGTAAACTCGCCCGTAATCAAGCTATGTATTGCTTTTTCGTCTCCGTGGTACACACATGACTTCGCATTTCCAACAAATGTATCAAGGTCACATTTATTATCCAGAGTAAATCCCAGAATGATTTCATCCTGCTTCAGCTTTTCATATTCTTCCGGGTATATCTCCCGAATGCCTGCAAACAGCGGTGGCGTTGAAAAAATACACTGGGCACAGGAACATCTATTCCATCCTGCCCGGTAGCACGGATGAGGATTGACATTGTGCCTTTTTAACACTTCCCAGACATCTTTCTCGGAGTAGTCAATTACTGGTCGCCACTGATGAACAATGCGGTGTGCTTTCTTCTCTGCATTTGTCCGGTGGATTTCCATCTCGTTGTAATTCGCCCGTCCTGCGCTTTCTCCTCGCCGTTCTCCCGATACAATCAGTATCTTGGTGTTTTCCCTGGTCTTATCCAGATTAGCGGTAACGCTGTCCTGTACTGCCGCTTTAAGGTTGCCGGAACACCACCGTCCCTGATGTGTACCACCTTTCGCCGGGAATTTAAGTCGTTTCCCTCCCAGTTCGGCAAGCTGATCTAATCTATCAAGATTGATCACAACCGAATCCGCCACTGCAATCTTGAGGTAAGCACTGCACCACCTACGGCTCAAATCTCCACTTTTTGCTGGAAATTTCATCCGGTAACCGTATTGTTTTAACTGTTCCTCCATGTCCTCGGTGCATTTTTCTTTCAGTTCCTCGCATTTAAGGTAATTCCGGGACGGTTTGCACCGCATTATTTCCCCAGTTTCCGGATCAATCCATTCAATAGGTTCTGATGCACCTATCCGATACAGTTCGCCAAAGAAACCGTTCACCCGGTAGGATAACCGCAAGGGCACTTTCTCCGCATCTGCAAAGGCTTTCACGTAATTTTGTGTGCATCTCCAGTCCATCTGCCTGATGGGATGGCCACCGTCAATATCGTGGTGCCAGAGTTCTATTTTCTCTTTTGGCACTCCTAGTTCTAACAGCTTGTAGTAGCACGCTGTGCTGTCTTTCCCACCAGAGAAGAGAACCACAATTAGGTCATATTCCTCCAGGGGAAGTAATTCCGGTAAATATATCTGTTCAAAGTGCTGGCTTCCTGTTCTGCCCGGAAGTCTGGGCTTAATTTTTTTACCTTGTCCATATATTGGACTGTCATTAACTCCCCGAATAACCGGTGTTCTCACGGTGCAATCTGCATCCTTGATGTAGTCCGGCTCTATAAAACTAAGTTGTCCGGGACAGTCATAATTAAATACCTCAAGACCCATTTTCTTCTCGGAGTAAAGAGCTCTTTCACGCTGGCCAGCAAACCTCTCACTCCTTTCGATTTATTTTAAAATTTTATCTAAACAAGCATTCCATCCTGCTTTGTATGATGGTTCAATCCTGTCCGGCTGTGGATATTTTCCACACACTTCCATTTTCTTCGGCAGTTCCCGAAGCGGGCACCAATCAGGCTTTGCTTTTTCTGGATCTGTACTCCAAGGATTTTCTACATCTACTGCATGACACCGTTCGTCTAAATCAAGAAACTTACACATTGGGCAATCATGCGGCATGTCCATAACCAATACTGCTTTAGCCATACAATCACTCGCCCTCCTGTTCTTTTATCAGACAATAATTGTAAGCCAGACAGCCATCACAAGTCTGTCTTTGACATCCTTCCTCAAAATAATCCGCTCCATCTTCCATATATTCCGCTTCGCTCATTCCCCATCGCTCCAATCAATTTTTCTTAAACAATTTGGACATCCATAAGGTTCTTCTACTTGATGCCCACAATCTGGACAATAACCAACATGTTCTTTATGTTTCTGGTATCCAAAATAACTATTCGTTACATGCATTGGTTTCTTTGCTTTCTGCTTCTCCATCGCCGCCCGGCATTCTTCCGGCGTGCCGATTGTGCGGTACTGCTTCAGCTCTTCCAACCATTCAGCAAGTTGCTCATGTTCGTTTGCACATATAGTATTGCCATATGTAATGGCTTCTTTATCAACCGATTCTGGAATATACGCATTATCTTCGATTAGTCTTGCTGACATCTTTTGGCATTCAGCCACTTCTCTTGCGTGTGATATAGCTTCATCAATTGTCATAGCCGCACCTCCAACAGTTCCGGGTTATCAATCATGTTGCCGATCACTTCAAAATTCTCTGAATCAAAATCATCCAATTCCTCATAATCATCACAGCCCAGCTCATTCGTACACCATCCGTTTTCGTGCCACACGACACGCTTTCTCGTCTCATCTTCTGGAAACTCATCATCGATATTCCCTGAAAGAATGTCATTCTCAAAAATCCGTCTGCCGCTTTTATCATTAAGTCCTGTGCACTGGCAAATAGTTGATGGGTCTATCTCGTAAACAGCTTTTTTACTTGCGAAAACCGGTTTAAAAATAAGCGGTCTTCCTGCAAGTTCATAATAACTACCAGACATCCATTCTCCGTCATCAATGCACTTTCCGCGGAATAAATGTCTATCTTCCATAACGTCCCGCCTTTCTTCCTTTGATCTGCTCTAACATGATCTTTGATACCTCTGGAAGTCTTAAACTCTCCATACATCCATTGTGCAAACCGCTTTCCTCATTCCACTTTGCCACCGGACATTTCTTACAGAGAGTGTTTGTACAGAACTCTCCAATCTGCCGTATAGTCAGTTCCTTATTTGTTATGTGCGCCATTTCCCTTCTCCATTTCTTTCAACTTGGCTTCGGCTTCCTCACGGGTAAAGAATACCGATTTATTAATTTCGCAAATGCTGCAGTGTTTAGCTACGCTTTCACGTATGTAGTACGCCTTATCACTACAATTCTCGCAAAATCCTCTAAAACACATTCCAGACCGATTACTTTTGTTTTTTCCGCAACAATACTCGATGGAATACACTGGTGCATCTTCACTGATTGGCAACCGCAGAGGTAATCCCTGCTCCTCGGCATCCTCATAGTCTTTCAACTTTTCCCTCAAATCTGCCATTGCCCACATATTGCGGTAGAACAACGCAATCAGACCACGG